TAGAATCGTGTGTTTACCTAATGGCAGTACATGGTTTATTGAGCTTAAAACCGCAGGTGGCAAGCTGTCAGCACTGCAAAAAGTTTTTGCATCAGACATGGGCAAACTTAATCAAAAGTACGCTTGTTTTTGGAGCAAAGAAGACATTAACAACTGGAGAGAGAACAATGATTGAATTTTTACAATACCTTGATGAATCAAATCTAGCATACCTTATTATGCTGTTTTGCTTCTTAGTTATGACGCGCTTGCACCTTAATGCGCTAACTGAAATTACACGCCTTCGTAAAATCATGAAACAGGTGATGAGATGAGCGCATCGTTAGTTTTAACACTATCGTTTTTAACGGTCGATATTAATATCGACAAACGCGGCAAAACGATTACGCACGAAACGATTGCGTACACGACCAACACCATACCGTATGATTCGATGAAAGCGTGTACAAACGCGCGTGAAGAATGGGGTCTTGTCATTGGCGCGTATCAAATGAGCAAACGCCCCACACGAGTAATTATGGCTGTCTGTAACGACAGCGCTATGGGAGTAGTAGAATGACTGAAACAACAATAAAAAAATACTGCGAACAGAATAGAATTAGCCGCAGCGGCATGGATTACCATATCCGCCGGTCAGGTGTATTTCCAATCGGCAGTAAACGATTCTCCGAAGCAGGCGCACCATCATTCTTGTGGCGCGTTACCGATTTAGACGAAATCAAAGCGCTAATCAAAGGAAAGAAAAAATGAAAGACGAACTACTTTGGATTGCAGTCGGCGCGTTCTTAATTGGCGCTATTGCATCAACGTTGACAATTTACGCCACGCATAGACATTATTACGAAATCACCAAAACAACTATTGGTGAGTTTATCATTCACGACGGGCGCATCTATTCAGTATATGAGATGGAACGCAACGTTCGTGGGGAGATGGTAGCAAAATGAAATTTGGAAGCGTATGTAGCGGCATTGAAGCCGCTAGTGTAGCATGGCATAAACTTGGATGGAGCGCATCTTGGCTTGCTGAGATAGAGCCATTCCCATCCGCAGTGTTGGCTCATCATTATCCAGATGTGCCTAATCTTGGTGATATGACGCAGCTACCAGAGAAAATTCTTTCTGGTGAAATTGAAGCACCAGATGTATTTTGCGGCGGTACGCCATGTCAAGCGTTCAGTATTGCGGGCAACCGAAACTCTCTTGATGACGCAAGAGGAAATTTATCATTAACATTTTGTGAGATAGCTAATGCAATCGACTCAGTTAGAAGTATTCCAACCATCATCTTCTGGGAAAACGTCCCCGGAGTTCTCAACACCAAAGACAATGCCTTCGGATGTTTTCTGGCTGGACTCGCAGGAGAAGATGGTGAGCTTAAGCCATCAGGGAAAAAATGGACAAACGCTGGTTGTGTGTTTGGACCCAAAAGAACAGTCGCGTGGCGCGTCCTCGATGCCCAATATTTCGGACTGGCCCAACGACGCAAACGTGTGTTTGTTGTCGCAAGTGCTAGAAACGGGTTTAATCCAGCAGAAGTTCTTTTTGAGTTCGATGGCTTGCGCAGGGATACTGCGCCGGGCAGAAACAAGGGGGAAACAACTACCACCAATGTTGAAGAAAGCGTTGGAAACCATGGCAAACTAACATCGTTTACACCGTGTAGTTTTGCTCAATATAAAGAAGGTGTAGGAACATTAAGAGCTAATGGTGGTGATTTAGGTGGTGGCAGTGAGTCGCTTATAACTACATACAACAAACAACGCATAGGTGAATACAGCACTGAAGATGTTGCAAGCACTTGCGCTGCTCGCGATTATAAAGATGCGACTGATTTAGTTGCTTACAACATAACTTTTTGCGATGCCAACGGCACACGAAAAGACCGACCAGATGGCGGTTTGTATGTGAATGAAACCAATGTAACCAATACGTTAACTAACACTGGTGTTGGTACGAATGTTGTTCATCCAGTTTTTTCCGAGCATTTTAAATCGGTATATGAGATGCACGCGCAAGACGCAAGAGTGCAAGATGTTGGTGATGTGCTACCAACGATGTCAGCAACTTATGGTAGTGGTGGTGGGAATATTCCAGTTACTTACGGAATTGCAGAAAACATTATCAATCGACAAGACCATAACGGTGGAAATGGCATAGGCAGTCAAGAAGAATTGCAATACACATTAAACGCAACGGGTGTGCATGGTATCTGCACCATGTCTGATGTAGCAGGCCCACTTGATGCGTCATATTACAAAGGCCAAGGTTCACGGCAAGGTGGTGAGCGTGAATTTGTAGGTTATGAAATGGCAGTCCGCAGATTAACGCCAACAGAGTGCGAACGCCTCCAAGGATTTCCAGATGGTTACACACAGATACCTTGGCGTAATAAATCCGCTGAGGATTGTCCAGATGGACCGCGATATAAAGCATTGGGCAATAGCTGGGCAGTACCAGTTGTTGCGTGGATTGGTGAGCGTATAGCAAAAGAGGTAGCAAAATGACTAAAGAAGAATTATACAAGCGCCTGACAATGGCGCAGAAAAACAAAAAAGAATTGAAAAAAATTAAACTTCACCTCCTCAAAGAAATCGAGCAATTAAAGTTAATGCTTCGCGCACTGGAGGAAGGCTAATGCAAATCGATGACGTTGCAGCGCTAATGTTTTATATCGGGATACTATTTTTAACAGGAATTTGGCTATGTCATTAGTAAAACCCGTATCACCAGTGACGCCTGCGCCAACAACGGTTGACTGTAAACATGACCATTGGCGCATATATAATAGTTTTGGCTACCGCGAATGTGACCGCTGCAAAGAACGAAGACCCATTTTTAACGACATACGGCACCAAAGATGAACATTTCACAGATTTTTATAGGGCTTAGCCCTTTCTTAAAAGACAGATTTACTAGCGAGGTGTTTACACTTGGCTTAATTAACGAGCTTAACGAGCAACGCTTTCGTGCTAGATGCCGGCGCTTGGTACGTCAGCACAACGGCGAAACGCGCAAGTTATACAAAGCGCTAAACAACCTATCGATGAACGACAGGTTACGATTTTTTGACGTGGTAAGTGGAAATGAAAGATAAAGATTTAGAAATTATAAGAAGCGCGATACGATACAACAGTAACACTGGACACTTTTACAAAGGGGGCGCAAGCACACCTGCCGCGCTTAGTTGGAAAAATAAGAACGCCACCATTAACGTCAAGAAAAGCGGTATGCACTCCTACTTTCTAGCGTGGAAGATTGCCGTGTTTTTAGCTTATGGATGGTATCCCGAACATACTGACGCAGTAGAGTATTTAGACGGCAACCCGTGCAACCTAAGCATTAGTAACATCAAGGTTATTAAAGCAGGTGAAGATGAAATGACCATGATTGACTTCTGTGATGAAAACGATTTGCGATACCCTAGCGTGTCTGCGCTCATGCGCGGAGAACCGTTTATTCGTCGAATAGAAAATGGATACTCTCGCGCGTATTTTCGTAAAAGTTTACTGGAAGCAAACTGCGCTAAATTGATGGCTAAAAAACAACGTGACGAAGAAACCAGAAGCAAACCTAAACGCCCAATGGGTAAACGTCGCAACGAGCATTTTATGGAGTTTCTAAGAACGCACTATTTAGTGCCTAAACGTTGGGAGATGACGCTATGTTAAAAGGTGACAGTGTACATGAAAGCGATAGTGTAAACGCGCCAGCACATTATCAAGGCGACAAGATGCAGTGCATCGACGCGATGGAAGCAATGCTTACGCAAGATGAATTTCGTGGGTATCTGCGCGGTAATGTTTTTAAGTATCAATGGCGCTTTAGAGAAAAAGGTGGTGTTGAAGATTTACGCAAAGCAAGATGGTATTTAGACAGACTAATCAAATTGGAGAATTTCTAATGTATGCGTTTAAAAGTGGCCCTGTTGACCAAGACCGAACCATTAAAGGCCTTCGTGGCGAAGATATGGAAAACTACATGAATTTGCTTAAGTGGCTAGATACGGTACCGTTTATCCCCCTGAAGGTAAGCGACATTGTGCTACCTTGGCGGGATAGATGAAGCCAAAGCTCAAAACGATGAATGGGGTATGGATATGCTACACCCCTTGCTGCTCCATTCCGATGATGGCAGACCACCCAAAAACGGCGTATTTAAGATGGAAATTTATCAATGCTAAGACCAAACCAGATAGAAGCTGTTGCCTTTTTGAGCCAAATAGACAAGGGGATGATTCTCGCCCCAGTGGGGGCAGGCAAAACAGCGATAACGCTAACCGCCATGCAGCAAGCGCTCGACACGGGGAGAGTACGCCGGTTCTTAGTGATAGCACCAAAGCGTGTTTGCACGGACGTGTGGACGATAGAGCCAACCAAGTGGGCGCCAAATCTGACAGTATCTATCGCCGTTGGCTCTTACGCGCAACGATTGATAGCCTTCAACAAACCAACGCAGGTAGTGGTGACTAATTACGATACGCTGCAAACAACGCCTCCGCTGGTAGGGTTTGATGGTATTGTATTTGATGAATTAACGGTGCTAAAGAACCCATCAGGCAAGCGCTTTAAAGCGCTATTTGGGTTAATCAAAGACTTTAAAGTTAAGTGGGGTCTTACCGGCTCGTTTACCAGCAACGGACTTGAGGACGTGTTTGGGCAATGCAAGATAGTAGACGCGTCGCTTCTTGGAAAGTCCAAGACCGCGTTTCTTCAAAAGTATTTTGTACTGCTCAACAAAGACTTTGGTGAGTGGGTAGCCAAGTCCACTTCACTGCGTGACGTAATGGCGGAAATTAAGCCTGCAACGTATCTTATCGACACGCAAGAGTATATGGATACTTTGCCTCCGCTTAACGTTGTGCCAGTCAAATGCGCGATGGACATGAAGCAGTACAAAGAGATGAAGAAAGACTTTGTGGTGTATTACGAAGAAAAAGAAATCATAGCGGTTAACGCCGCTGTGGTGGTGAACAAACTGCAACAAATGGCCAGCGGGTTTTCGTATATTGAAGGGCAACCCGCCGCATGGTTTTCGCGCCACAAGTTTGACCGGCTAGACGAAATACTTGAGGAGAACCAACACGCCAATACGATTATTGTGTACAACTTTCAAGCAGAGCTTGAAGAACTTAAACGCCGACACCCTAATGCGCGGACAATTGACCAGCAAGGCGTTATCTCATCGTGGAACGCGGGACGGGTAGAATTGCTACTCGTCCACCCTAAGTCAGCAGGGCATGGGCTTAACCTTCAATTTGGCGGCAGTAAAATGGTGTTCCTGTCGCTTCCTTGGTCACTTGATAGATATGAGCAGACCATTGGACGATTGCACCGTAGTGGACAAAAGAACGCCGTATATTGCTATGTACTGCTAACAGACAAAACCGTAGACGAGCGCATATTTGCAAGTCTACATGACAAACGCGCAATTTCAGATATTGCCTTAGAGGAATTAAAATGAACAACTTAACATGGCGCGACATCTTCTTTAATTTGAATACTTACACAGAAGGTGAATTACAGGTGATGATTGAGTCAGAGCGTCACGGTAAACGTAGACGCTCTATCTTAGTGCGATTGCATCAGCGCTATTGCATCCTTCGCGCAACTCGTGAACGTGATGATTTACTCGCTTAAAAACAACTCCGCTTCTGCATTTCTGCGTCGAGTAAGACCGGCTAATACTTTACCGCCAGCCTTGTTCCAGCGCAGAAACTGCGCCGCTATTTCAGACTTAGGTTCATCGGCTTTTAGCATCTTAACAAGCGTTGACGAAACAAAGTTGCCCGTGCCAATGTTATAGCAAAAGCATACCAGCGCATCAAACTCGTTCTGCGTTAGCTCGACCTTAACCGCGTTTACAGCGTGTTCGTATGGAGCAAGCGTTTGCGCAAGCAAATGCAAAGCCGCTGCTTCGGTTGGTAGCGCCTGATTGACTTTCACAGGTGTTCCATCAGCGTAGCGAGTTGAGCCTATGCCAATCGTCCACACGCCCGCAGGGCATTTATATGACAATAGCTTACAACCTTCAAATTCTTTAATTAGGGCTAACCCTTTTTCACCTATCTTCATTTCTTTTCCCGTAGCAATAGAATAGTGGTCAGTTTTTGCGTCAGTCTTATCATGTCATTATCCAGCACCCGCACTTGGTCGATTAGCTCAATTAGCGCGTCTGTGGCTTCTTGCAGGATAGGCTTTACGACGGTGGTTGCCCAAAGCCATACAAAGTAGACAATATAACCCATGCCGCCAGCGGCAATAATTGGGAATCCATACTGGTTAATATATTTAGCGATTGCATCGGCGTCCATTAATCTTTCCTCTCAACAGGAGGTGGTCTTGGTCTGTCTTTTTCTTGCGGTATGTTAAGCGCCGTTGACGCCAAATCATCAATTTTGGTGATGTCACATGACATAGCGGTAACGCGCTTATCAAGTTGCTTGATGATGCCTATTAGGCTTTTAATCTTCTCAAGCACACTATCGAGCAAGAATTTCTGCGTCAGGTAGACAAAATACATTCCGCCAGTCGCCGCCGCGATAGGGAATCCTACGTCCGAAGCAAACTGGAGGAATTCCATTATCGATTACCTAGCCACCAAGTGACAAAGGAGAACACCGCGCCAACGGTAAATACGATGCCTCCAATAAAGCCTTTGTAACGCGTTTGCTCGGTTTTCATTTCGTCAAGCGCGGTTATGATAGCGTCTAGCTTTTTCCCTCTGTCTTCAAACACTTCTTCTAGTGCATCAATGCGCTGTTCTACTTTAGCTAAACGGCAGGCTTCGTCGGGCATCTCGACCTCACTTCAAGAATCTAAGTTTATAAAGAACGGTAAAATAGGTTTCCATAATACCATCAATCAAGTTTTGAATTGGCGTGTCATCTTTACCGCAGACTTTATAGCGGTTTTCATCAATCCACGTCACTTGTTTCTTTAAGAAATCTTCAATATTATCGACATTTTTACTGCCGATAATCTCAAGGTCTTTAAGGAGCTGATAACTGCCCTGATACGCCTCTGCTAAACCGTCTGCCTGTTCAATAATTTCATGATAGAAATCATTAAGCGCCATGTGCGCGGCAAAGCTACGCGTCCGCAAATGCTCACGGTGCGCGACATCCCGTGCAAGGAATAATAAAGAGATGAAATGTTCCATTACATCCCCGCTAATTGCTGTCTGAGTTGACCAATTTGAAGCTCAACGTCTGCAAGCCATGTGGTGTCGATAGCTAAAATAGCTTCGCGCTGTCTGCGTGGTGTGATTGACGCTTCTAACGCAGCTATTTTAGACTTAATCAATATTTTAGGTTGTTCTAGTGCAAATAACGCTTGCTCCGTAGCCCACTGTATTTCTTCTTCTTCCGTAAAAGGTACGTTACCTTCTGAGGTTGCGTGATAATTTATCATGTTATGTTTTCCTTATTATTTGGCAATACCATATAGACAGAAATTTCCTGTTACTGTTCCTGAACTAGCGTAAAAACGCACCCCAGTTACCGCTCCCGTACCAGTATTTTGACCTGCACCAGGTGATAAAGATGTGTTGCCAGTGCTGTCAATTCCAGCAGACTGCCAAATGACCTGTTTATTATTTGACGTGCTAGATGGAGTATATAAATACAACGTAAAACTTCCACATTGCCCCGCTGAACCGCCAACGTTGTTTATTATACTTATTGAAGTGTCTGGTGCTCCCGTTCCCGCTTGCGTTGTAAGGTAAGTCCCCGTATCGCTAGTTATTCTAAGTCTTTGAAAAATGTATGTGCTAGTCGTCACATACGCTCCAGCAACTTTGTATCTAAGGCGTATGCCATTGCCGCCATTAGATAGCGTTATACCAGATGCAGTAACCATATAAGTGTCATAAGTGCTATCTATAGTTGTTTCAAGGTCAACCGTGGAAGCTGCGGAAGCGGAAACAGTAGAAAGTAAAACCATTGCGCCAGAAGCAGGCGACTGCCATGTTGCTGTAGTCGAACTTGTTGCTACTAAAGCTTGCCCAGCAGTAGGCGCAGTTGCCGCGCTAACAGATACAGTTGTTGTTGCTGATTTTAAGCCATACCCTACGGCATTTGTACAAGATGAAAGGTTACCGCTAGAAGGTGTGCCAAGCACGGGAGTTACAAGAGTGGGGGAGGTAGCAAATACCGCTGCGCCACTTCCAGTTTCATCCGTTAACGCAGCCGCTAAGTTAGCACTTGAGGGTGTTGCAAGAAACGTCGCTACGTTTGTACCTAATGAAGCAGTAAGAACCACTTGCTCATAGCGTACACTGTCCCCAGCAGACGTGCCAGCGGCAAGCCCTGTGAGTTTCTTAGCGTTCATTGGCAAGTTAGCTGACGGCGTAGACTGACCGTCACGCGTGATACAGTTTGTCAACGCCGTTGCAATGTCACTGTTGGTTGTGTTAGTTGTTGATGATGAAATCGTTGTGCCGGTAACAACGGGGTTGCCAGCAGGCAGGTTATATGTCCCAGAGCCATTAAAAGCCATTATTTTTCTCCTGTTATTGAGGTGACTGCGCCAGCAGCAGTGCGTGGGAGGATTCTACCATATTGCAATGCCCAAGCCGAATTAGTTTGAGATGGGCCTTGTTGCGCCCGTTCTAACGCATTAGCAAACGCTTCGGACGACATCAATTCTTTAGATAGTCGCTCTGCAAGCTCTGCGTCAGCTTTCTTTGTCATAGAAGAAAGAATCCATTTAGCGGCTGCTGCGGCAGAAGTAAGCTGAAACGGCGTTTGAGGCGCAGATTCTGTCGCAAGTTTAGTTGTGCCTTCACCTGCTAACCGCCCACGTTCAGCTAACATATTAAACTTATTTTGGTCGTTAATAGTCGCCATTATATCTTCAACGGCGCGTCTTACTTGAGGTTTACCTTCAGTCAAGTTGTCTAACGCTTGAGCGGTGTCGTATGGGTGTTTAGGAACTTCTTTTTTAACAGATTCAAGCATTGTTTGAATTCGCGCGGTTTCTTTAAAGTCAGCCAGTTTAGCTGCGCCTTCTTCTTTACCATAAGTAGCTTTTAGCGCTACCGCGATACGCGAGTTTTCTAACGCTTTAGCCGTTTTAGCACCTGCGTTATCTACGCCTGCCGTGATAGGCTCAAACGCATTGTTAATGACTTGCTTTGCTAATTCAGGTTTAGCTTCAGGCGACATTTTGTGCAGTATGCGTCCCATTGTACGAGCGTTAGCACTTACGGCTACTTTAGCTAAATCTTCTGCGTCAGTTATAGCGTTTAGGTCTTTAGCTGATTTGCTGATAATGCGCTGTTGGTTAGCTACCGATTCATCCACCGCTTTAGGAATTGCTTTAGCTTGCTCATCTAACGCTGTTTTTTCAACTTTAAAAGTGTCTAAATTTGACGCTATACCTTCTAAATCTTTTGTTACGTTAACGCCAGTTGAATCTAACGTTGCTAACGCTTCTCTATGGTTCCTAAAGAAAACGGCAGGCGATACACCTCCTTGTACTACTTCATCATTAAATTTACCTACGATGCCTGTTTTAATGGCTTGCATCGCGTCAGGGTCATTGCCAAACGCGCGAATAAAATCGCGAGAATGGTCTGCATGAAGAAACTTGTCTGCTACTTCAGAAGGGTTAATTTTAGGTCGAAATATACTGTTTAGGTCGGTTAATTTATCTACCATACCTTGTCTAAAAGGCTCTGCAACAGTGGTTCTAAATTGTTCATTTGCTTTATTAAACACCGTTCTTGCTTCTTCAGGTGCGTAAGTTTCAATAGACTTATTGATGCCCGTTTCTAACTTTTTCAGGTTACGGCGGGTCATGTTAGATTCAGTATCTGACGCACCCTCAATGCCTCTAAGGTCGTCTAATATTGCAGACCTAAGCATATGTGCATCTTGTAGCGACCCTCCAATAGGAAGCCCAGAAGTGACTGACGCCATAGGTTTACCTTTAGCATCTAGTAAAATAGGGCCTGTAGCTTCTTTTTCTTTAAAAATGTCTAATATTTCATGAACTCTTGGCGCTCTTTTAGGCTCTATCGCCGTTGAAAGCGTATTTTTAATCCTATCTGCTTCTGCCAATAGCGGTTCAAAACTGAACGGCGCAGGCGCTAAATCGTAGGCTTGTTGGTATAGCGGACGAACTTTGTCATGCGCTGCTTTCTCAAGCGCGTCTTTACGCTGTGCAATAGTTTCGCCAATGTCTACTTGTTTAGGCTGAGGAATTGCGCTTTCAAACGTTTGTTTGTTTGCTACAACGCCGCTTTGAGCAGCTTCATTTTGACGTAGAAGCTCCGCTGTACGAACGGCTTTAGTATCTTCAAGACCACCGGCTTGCGCAATCTGCGCGTCACGCACGTTTTGATATGGCGCGTTTTTACTTACTTTGCTAACAGGCAATTCACCTTGATGCAACGCATTAAGTGAGCTTTGCGCTTGATTAACTTTTGACTCCATAGCCGCCGCTTCTGCGCCGCGTTTAGGTAGCCATGATTCAGGAAAATTCTTTTCTGACGCCTGAATAGCAGACGCTAATTCAGGTGATTCCATAGCTACGGCAAGCTGCTCAGGAG